CCGTCAGACGGGCGTTCAGTTCGGCGTAGTACATGCCGTTATCGCCCGTGTCATCCGCGATGCCGTCCACAATCTTGTCGAACCATTGATACGCTTCCGTAGAGCCTCCCCATACCTTGGGGTCGTTGCGGAAGTAGGCGTCTGATATACCGTCCTCGTTGTTGGAATACCAGATGATGCGGGGCTCTTCGTAGTACCGGGTACCTGTTACCGTGTTGACGCGATTCAGGAGTTTGAGCCACAAGCTCCACGACCTAGCATTGTAGTCGGGGCTCCAGTACATGCCCGTGCCGCGATACGTGCCCCAAGGCATTTGCGGATCGTTGCGGTCATTTACGTGATGCCACCAGTCAATGTCGATAGTGAAGACTGCTATACCCTCGGCTAGGGCCGTGGCTACGGTCTTGTCCAGCTGCACTAGTGCAGCTTCGGCAAAGTCCGCACGCTCCGCCACCACAGGCCAATCTACCGGGTGCGCCCACAACCCCCAGTTCTGAGAGTTTTCCTCCCACCAGTTTTCGATCATCCCGCGTAACCGCAGGCCATCAACCCCATCACTGACCAGACGAGCAATACTCGCCGTAATTTCAGAGTCCACTTTCAACATCGTGCCAGGGCCCATCAACGTGTTGAAGAAAGTGTTGCTTGGCACGCCATTGATGGATACCTCGCCATTGACGACTTGGACTGGGATAGACGTAGCCGGGGTGGACTGCACAACCCAAGCAGCGGGTCCGGCCGTTTGATCCCAAGCTTGACTGTAATTTATAGTACCTACGGGCGTGACTACTGGTGGTACGCCTCCGGTCCAATCTTGCATTTCCGTATCATCAAGCATAGTCGCCCAGTACCGCACTATCTGGTACCAACCAGGGACGTATGCCGCAGCGTTCGGCGCGGAACCGATAGTCAGCCGTGTGGCGGTGTTTGCGGGCTGCGTCGACTTGGCATTGCTAGACACCGTGCCACCATTCACCGTGCCTTGTTTGACGCCTAGGCCGTAGTCATAGCCGCCAATTATCTGTAGTGCCGAATTGGCGACCGTGCCGGTGTATACGGTCAATGTAGTACCAAGGTCGTTGACGGCTACACTGACCCCTGTATTCAACCAATCCAGGCTGAGTTGACGATCCGCGCTAAACGCAGTAGTTCCTATGGCGCCAAAGAGATTCCCGGTACTCGGCTGCGTGTTCTGGGTCAATGCGTTGATCTGCATTGTTCCAGCTTGCGAATTGTAGGTATTGTCGAACGTCGTACCTGTCCAATACAGGCGTTCAAATGCGCGCGTTGCTGCAGCACCTGTCGTCAAAATATAGCTGGACGCTTGGAAGCCAAGTTCCACTTGAACCTTCTGTACGTCTCCAGTAACGTCAATAACCAACGGCCCTGCGGTAGGCGTAAACGTCAATGATGTACGAATAGGATACGCGCCTGTACCATTGATTGTGGTGACATGTGCCCCAGTAAGACCGATCGTACCGGTACCATAAAAGCTAACTGTCCATAGTGCACCAGTAACGTTAACGGTTTGGTCTATAGGTACTTCGCTATTTAGGAACGAATTGGTTGAGGTATTCTCAATCAATGCGCCCTTAAGCGTAAGTGTAATAGGATCATGGTCAAACCGCAAAATGTTAGCTGATGCCGTCTGCATAATCCCAGCAGCATCGAAATAGGTAGCTACACTAGTGCGAGTAAACGTGAGTCGTGAATCCATGCTCCCCGTCATGAAATCGAACTCAATTTGCGGAAACATATTTGCAACTGGTTTACTAGCAGACGTGCCCTCAGCAGTACCACTAGCATTAAGCCACGTGACCTTAATCGACAACGCTTTACCGTAATCCCCTAGAACAGGCGTATAGGTGGGGGCAGTTGCTCCGGGAATTGCCATACCATCAAGATACCACGCTTGCGCAGACACAGTTGGCGTAGGCGAGCCACTAGCAGAGCCCGGGCTGTATGTGCAAGCAACACCTACACTTACGGGGTCATTAACAGTTGGGTTTGTTACAACAACAGGCGGGCTCGACGCCGCCCCCACCGTCTGCGGCAGCGACGTAGCAAACACACTACCTACGTTGTTTGTCCAGGTTTCACGAATAGTAAGCGCCTTACCGACATCACCAGAAACCGGTGTGTATGTAGTACCTGTCGCCCCACTGATGGGGGCTGCATCGAGGAACCATTGCCTAGCGGATACGATAGGTGCCGGGACCCCACTAGCTGCACCCGGCACATATGTCGTGGCTACCCCAACAGTTACCGGAGTATTGATCACGGGCAATGTCGTGGTACCAGGAGCGGTACCAGCGATGTTCACGCCGGGGGCGTACCCGATCACAGAACCGGCCGAATTGGTCCAGGTTTCCTCGTAGGTGAGCTGCTTGTCTACGTCCCCAGCAACTGGAGTATAGGTCGCCGTGGTAGCTACTTGTACATTGGCGACGAGCCAGCGCCTAGACGTAAGCGTGGCGCCATTAGTCACGGTTGCAGAAGTAGCAGCTACGACCAGCCCCACGCCCACAGGTGGGGTGATAGCAGGCTGCGTAGTGACGGTAGGGGGAGATACCGGCAATGCTCCTACGGTGGCGGGCAGTGCGTATCCGATTACTGAACCAGCTGAATTGGTCCAGGTCTCTTGATAGGTGAGTTCCTTACCGACATCGCCAGCAACAGGCGTGTACGTGGCTGTGGTAGCAACTTGAACAGCAGCGACGTACCAGCGACGTTGCGTGAGCGTAGCCCCATTGGATACTACTGCAGAGGTTGCTGAAACAGCTGTACCTTGCTGAACTGGTGGGAGAATAGCTGGTTCTGTAAGGATCTGCGGTGGGAGTACGACCACGCCAGTGATCATATATACCCCACCAAGTAGTCCGATGCGTACTCCATGGACATACGGATCCACTGGATCTGGTGTCTGATTGGCCTGATAAACCAGACCGTCATCGGTCTTGCGGGCGGGGAAGCCGTTGTTGCCCCAGTACGGACGATTGGCTACGTCCCCCACCCCGACGACCATTGCACCGTTGGCGTTGAACCGCTGCCCCCGCAGGTAGAAGTCAGTAGGTGCGGGCGTCGTAGAGATGTGCAGGTTTCCGTTGGCCGCGTAGCAGAGTCCGTTATGCCAGACGGACGTAGCACTAGGAGCGTCCGTAGTGGCATAGATTTCACCGATGGGGGAGATCGTACCGTCAGCCATTATTTCTTCTCCCTGTACGGAGCCGAGGCAGCGGAGGCATTCGCCTCGATGGTTGTATCCACGCCAATCTCTCGACTGATTGACACGGTGGCGGGGCCGGAACCAGTGCTAAGGGCACACGCCCCGAGCACCCCGAGCAAGAAGTAAATGAACTTCATAGGCCCCTCACCACAGTGACGTTGAACGTTGCGGATGCCACGATATCGGCGTCATTGGCCGAGGTCGCAACGTCCAAGCGGCATTGGGCAGTCGTCGTACCGTTGATGGTACGGCTCCAAGTCCAGGTGTACCCGGCGAGCCATCCGTAGTAATTATTGAACATCGGCGGGGTGAGCCAGACACCAACTCCGGGGCCGGTGTTGGGGCCAGAACCGCTCAGCACAGTGAGCTTGAAGTAGTAACTCCGCCCAATGTCCGAGGTCGCAGGGTTGAACCACCTGCTTGGGTCCGTGAGAATTGAATCGTTGCCCGTAACTGAGATCAAGCCCTGGTTGTCAACGTTGAGTGACGCGCTCGGGTTCGTGGGGGACAGCACATCGTCGCCAATCTGCCCAATCGGGAGCGGGTCAACGACGCCGCGCGCCGCAGACGGGGCATTGTCCAGAACCGTGATGGTCATGGAGGAGGCGTACCCACCGCCAACGAGCGTCATTCCAGGCGTGACAGCATCCCCAGCTGAATAGTACTTCGAGCTTGCCGCCGAGCTGCCCCCGTTGAGCGTGTTGACCGCGAACACGGTGTTCGAGTAGCCCGAGGGCCAACTGCTGATCTGCGCCCCCGTTGCCATCTGCACGGCAGCGATGGCGAGGAACCCTGCCTCTTGGTCGGTAACGTCAGGGAAGGCGACAGCCGTGCCGGAGTCTGGCGTGTAATCGGTCACAACGCCGACCGAGTTGGCAGACGCTCCCGCGATAACCCAACTAAGCGCGGATGCCCAACCCAAGCCTGGATTCACAATGATGCAGGTATCCGCAGCCGTGCCCGTGGCGACGCGCGCAAACACGCCGAAGCCTATTTGCCCACCACCGGGGTTCACGTAGCCGACGCGCTCATAACCCGCCGCACTTCCTGGTCCACCAGCAGTGTTGCCCGTCCAGGCCGCGACCAGAATCAGGTCGCCCGCAATGATGCCATCCGGCAGCGTCGGGGTCATGTTCGGCGTCAAGAACACCGGCCCGTAGCCATAGGTGCTCTTGACGCCGAACGCTGGAATGGCTGCGTAGAACGGGCAGACCTCGAACGGGGCCCAATCCACGGGGGCCGAAGTGAAGCTGCCTACGCCCTCGGTCGTGAGCGCATAGGCATTCGCGGGGCGGATCGGCAGCGCAACAGGAATCGTAAGGCTGGCGACGATCACATCGGTGGCGTCGTCCATGACCCGGCAGAACGACACCCCAGCGACCGCACTGATACGGATTTCAAGCCGGAGCCAAACGTCGAGTGGTAGTGCCTGAGCACCAACAGATGCGCCGTACCCAGCGAACCCACTGTCGGGGTCCGCGTTCATATTGAACGCTGCGCGTTGGGCCGAGTCGTACGTTATCTCGCGTCGTACATTGAACGAGCAGATCGGCTCGGCTATGGCTGCTTCATAGATGTACAGGAACGCATCGTCGTTGGACGCGGGCGAACTGCGGATCTTGAAGTACCCCTTGATATGAACCGCATCGGTGGTCGGGATTGGGTTCCCCACCCGAATGACGCCTGCGATGTTCGGCACGTAGATGCCGGGACCGTAGGGCGTACTGATGTCTTGCAGGCCAGTCGTGCTCCCCTCGTAGACGGTCAGTCCTACCACGCCGCCGTCGTAATCCTCGAGATAGCACGACGGCGGGGGCGGGCTGTTCGCCCCATACGCCAACAGACCCTGCACGCTACCGGTCATGTTACCCCCGGACCACTGATGAACACTGTTGTCGTGGAAGGGAAGAGGATCGTCGCAAGACCCCATGGACCGATGGTGCGGCTTCCGGTGGTGGTCGTGCCGGCAAGCCGAAGCGTCAACCCTGCGTCTGCCGTGATGGTTCTCGGGGTAGCGGACAGATTCGCTACCGTTATGACATCACCCGAGTTGAACACACTCGCCGGGATGTTCATGTTGGCGATAGCAAGAACGCACGATCCTCGGTCATCGGCTATAAACGCAGTTCCGGTAGCAGAGCGGGTCACAATGTCACGGAACCCAATCTCGTGCCCGAGGTAGTCAGTGATCCCGTTGATGTGGAACTTGCCGATCGTACCGCCATCTTCCTCGATTTCGAGAAGCGGGGTGGTGTTGGCCTCCTTTGTGTAGAAGTTGAACCCGGCCACACCATATAGGCTTGGTACGCTAGACGTGTCACGGTTAATAACTACACCTGGAGTTGTTTCGTTTACCGCAAAGAACCAATCCCACTTAGGTCCGAAGATTACGGCCCCAGAGTCTCTAGGCTCGTAGTATTGGAATGCAATACCCTTACCACCGGTGGAATTCAGTGCACCGAGCAACTTCTTTGAAAAAAGCCCGTCAGCTGTACTAGTCGCAGCTTCAACACCATTGATTGAAATACCAATAGCGTTATTGAGCCGGTAGAAGCCCGTGGTCGGAGCGCCCGAGAACGAGATGCCCGGAGCAGCCGCAGTCCCATTGACGAATCGGATTTGCCCGGTAGGGCTCAGCAAGCCATCACGAGTAACCACGCCATTCAGCTGCGTGGCGACATCCCCCATCGTCGAGTTCGCCCATGCGGACTCGATGATGGTGTTCGTGACTACGGGGTTGCCCGCAGGAAGTGTGTAGTTACCTGAACTATCGCGCGGCATTATCTACTCCTACTCGTAGTCATTAAGCGTAGCACGAGAACCTTGCTGGCTAAGCAGCTTAATCACATGCTCAACTTCTTCACGAGAAAACTTATCGGTTAGCTTCTTAGGCAGAATTCCAGAAGCCATATAATGCGCTCCTGGTTTTGTATACATACCCGCAAGTCCTGCCGCAGTAGCCGCAAGCGGTGCGAGCCCACCCATTGCACCAGCACCAGCAGCAGTAGCCGAGACACCACCCGGAGTAGCCATATGGTACAGGATAGCACGTTCTGCGCTACCAGTACTTGGCACCGTCTGTGGTAATACTAACTTCGCATCTTTCAAAGTACGACTGAACGGCCTATTGGCACGTTCATTCACACGTTGCAATTGCATGGGGGAGAATACACCCGAAGTAGACTTATTGGCAGCCTTTTGCAAGAAATCCAAGTTGTTTTGTGCTTCAACAAGCTTAGCCAGCTCTTCGCCCGCTTTAGGATTATCTGATGTACCCTTAAGCAGCGTACCACGCCAACCCTTATGGAGCTCTTCAAACGCGTCAACAAGTGATTGGTCCCAGGCGCTACCCTTGGTACGCCACTTAGCAACCTCTTCTTCGAAGCCTCGATCAATAGTCCTAGCGGTGGGGCCGACAATAGGCTCACCTTCTTTGATGTGACGGCCAAGATGCAGGTTTACCCACTTTTCAACATACTTGCGTTGGTTGTCGTTAAGTAAGTTGTGATGTTTGAGTCCTTCTGCCATATCATCCAAGAAGACTTTGGCTTCAGCAGGATCAACCGTGACATGTTCAACTACTTCATCATACTTGGTACGAAGAGCTGAACGAGCATCATCAAAACCAGTGACACCAACATTCTTTACCTTGACACCTGCCGGCTTCAGGGCATTATTGATTTCGCGGAGGTTCCAATCCTCGATTGCGCCAATAGAGCGATGCTTGATAACATCACCAAGCAACGGGATAGACGTAGCGGTATCTTCCAAATTACGGAAGGTACGTGGTAGCATGCCTGCAGTACCGCCCGAAACCATTTGACCAGGCGTAAGCGCAATGCCTTTATCCATAAGGCGTCGCGCTTCGGGCGTAACTTGATTCGCCAAAGGACCTGAGATCAAACGGTTTACTGCAGAACCTGCAACAGCACCACCAGCACCAAGCAAAGCAGCTACTTCACGGTCTTCAGGTGAGGTAGCGGCATTCCATGCAGCATTACCAGCAGCTTCTGCCGCTATCTTAGTACCTGGAAGTGCTCGACGTCCAAGTGCTTGCTTCAGAACACTGCCACCCCGCATAGCTGCGCTACCTGGAGCCAAACCCAGAAGCACATCACCAGTAACATCACCAAAGTTAGCAACCGGACTAGACTCTTGAACAAATGCTTTTCCTTGCTCGTATTGCTCTTGGCCAAGTCCGCCAAGCCCGAGTTTACGGTCAAGCTCATCACCGAACCGCTGAACCGATTGTGGCAGAAGCGACTTAACACCATACGCAGCTCGGTCAAGACTATGCTTCAAGCCACCCAGAAATTCTTGAGTATGCGACGCCTCCTTGCCACCAAGAAACTTCTGTGCCTTGGTAGAAAGCCCCGAAGTGGGGGCGACTTCACCGTACTGGGCTTCGAGTGCTGCCAGTTCAGCTTCTTCAGCTGGCGTAAGCATTAGAACGTCCCTTCAGGAACTGTACCTTGCGTTGCTTGCTTCCTAGCGCGTAGCTCTTGCAACCGTTGCTCTGGCGTTTGCTGCGGCTTCTTGGATTGAACTCGCTTAAGATTGCCACCTTGCGAGTTATACCGGTCAATAACTGTAGGTCCATACGCGCCATACAGGTTATCGATCGAAGCATTGGTTTTGGCAAGGATCTCAGGCCAAGCTGCCTTGAACTCGTCCTCACTAAACCGACCATTGGACATGTTAGAAAGTGCTTGTTGCGCTTGCTCACTAAGCGTCTGTGACAAACCAATCTCACTACGCGCAACCGCGTTAGCAAAGCGTTGTATCGTCGCGCGGTTCACGTTAGCTTCGCGCTTGATAGCTTCAGGAGCCAGCCGCGCCTCGTAACCAACACCAGGAATAGACTTACCAGAACCATACCGATCAAGCATGTCTTGAACTGCTTGCCCAGTAACGACCATGGGGGCGATAGCTTGGGCCGCATTACCAAGCTTTTCAGTCGAAAGTTGTGCATGACGTTCTTTGCGGTCTTCGCTAGCTTCCGACTTGAAACCTGCAGCCATAGCTGCAATCTCACGACGACCCTCGAGTGCCATTGCTGCAAGATCACGCTGGGTGGCGCCACGCATGTGTGCTTCTTCAAGTCGTGCTTGCAGTTCCTGCTGCTTCTGCTGCAAACGAAGTTGCGCCTCGAGCTGAGCTTGCTCTTGACGTGCTCGCTGCGTATCTTCGCGTGTAACTTCGCTCTCCATCATCTTGCCCAAAGTCAAAGCAAGCGGCCCGTTGCCGGGAACCCTACTGCCTTCGGCCATCCACTTCATGCGTTCCATGGCACTTGGAAGCTGTGCCGGTGCTGCGGTGGCAGTCTGCTGCGGAGGAACGTATGCTGACGGGTTATTGCCTTGCACTTCTGGCGACATTTGTGCAGGTTGTGCCGGAGTACCTTGCGGCATGCGCTCGAGCCAATCTTGACGGGCCTTCTCAATAGCTTGTGACAGGACTGCTTTACGCCCACTGACCTGATTTTCAAGATTACCAGCACCGGCTTGCTGCAATACCGGATTGAGCGTACTAGCAAGTTGCTGAGTCCAGTGGGGCGCGACGTACCGGCCAGAGATCATTTGCCCTTGAGGCATTCCTTGCGCAGCAGATTCCATTGCCTGCTTGCGAAGCATTGCCGCCATGAGCGCTTGACGCTCAATGTCTTGTGATTCAAAGTCGAAGTTCACTTCAACCCCCGATCCCGAAGATTTTCAGGAAGTCGCCAAGACCACCGAGCATACCACCGGTACTTCCACCGCCCCATCCACCGGTTTGTCCAGCTTGGATCAAGCCACCGCCGAGTTGGCCGATACCACCGATCATACCGTTCTTGGCAGCAGTCTCGGCGTTGTAGTTCCCGAGGTTGCCCAGATACGTGTTCTGACCAGCCCCGAAGTAGTCGGTGCCCTGGTTCTGCCCGGAGCCACCGAAGATCGGGTTGTACTCGGTACCGCTCAACAGTCCAAGCTGACGGTAGGGCTGCATCGCCTCTTCCATCAACTGCTGACGTTGTTGCAGTGTCATCTGATTGCCCTGCATCGCCTGCCCAAAGACCTGGTTGTTCTGGGCCAAGCCACGATTGAAGATGTTGTTATTCTCTTGGGCTCCCGCCAGCAGCGCCTGATTGCGGGCGTCCACGTCATTACGGTTGAGCGTATCCATGGAGCGCGCCCAGGCCCCACTATTCTCAGAAATACCTTGTGCCTTGAGTCGAGCCATTTCCGCTTGGCGAGCTTGGTCCATCTGCGGTTGCAGCCGTCCCATCCAAGCATCCTGAATTGGCTGCACCGCGTCGAACCCCGAGTTCAGCTGAACCTGAGAGTTCGGGCTCATATAGCCCCGCGTGCTGGACTGCGGCGTACCGCTCATCATGCCAGCCGATGCGGTGGGGGCGAACATTGGAGTGGTGGGCATTTCAGCCTCCCCAAGAGAAGTTGTCCATGGCGGGGAGCGTCGGTGGATTCTTTTGCGTATTCATGATGTTACCCCGAAGCGCGGCAGCCATCTGCTGCTGCTCCAACATCCGCTGCTGGTTCGGCGCGCTCAGGTTGACGCTCTGGGTCCAGCGCCCGTTGGGGTCTTTGGCCCATGACGAAGTGTCGCCCTGCGCGTTCGCTTGGTTGTACAGACGCGAGTCAGCCGTCTGCTCGGCCAGCTTCGTGTAGTCAGGGATACCCGGCAGCTTCTGGTTGTTGCGCAGGCCCATAATGGCGGACAGGGCAGTCAGCCCCAGACCGCTATTAGTGAGGAGGTTACTGCCGCCACCAGAACCACCAGAACCACCACCTCCGAACATCTTGAGAACTTCAGGTCCATACTTGCTGAGCATGTCCATTATACCACCGCCACCTCCGCCGGTAGACATGACGCCGCCAAGGGAGCCAAGGTCCACACCCGATGGGATGCCACCAGACCAGCTACCGAGCGCACCCATACCAGCCGAGTCCACACCAGGAATGAATGATCCCATTGCACCTGCTCCTGCTTCTGCACCGCCCCAAGCGGGCATTCCTGCCATCCAATCGGCCATACCGGCACCAGCTCCGGCACTAGAACTTGTACCACCGAGCGCCCCTAGAATACCGGGGGCAGCCATCGCACCAGCTGCGGCAAGAAAGGCCATCTGGCCCATCTTTTGCTTCTTGGCGTAGTCTGCGTCTTTTAGGCTATCATACTCAGCCAGTTGCTGTGGCGTCATCGTACCCCGCCACTTGTTCATCACGTCTTGGCTGTACGCATCCTGATCGGCGAACTGTTGACGTGACTCATTTGTAGCATTGCCCATTTCTTCCATCTGGGCCTGCGAGAAATTGCCGGTATTCCCAGTAAATGGATTGGTCTTGGAGTAGTCGTTGAAGAACGTGTTCTTCAAGTTGGTGTAATCACCAAGATTCATAGCACACCACCAATTCTGTACGAGTAGTCAGTGCTAATCCAAAGCACTTCGCCGTTGGACTTAGTCGCAAGTGTCAAAGATGCAGCAATTCCCATGCCTTGTGCCTGACGCCAGCCACGAACTGATTCTACACCGCCAGCCCAAAATGCGCCATCCCAAACGCCAACATCCCAAATCGAAAACCCATCAACGATGGGGAGCGAATCAGGCGGTGTGGTAGTTGCGTCCCTAAAGTCGTAGGTTATATCCGAGTTGTATGCAAATGGGGCAGACGTGATAAAGTTAGGCTGATACATGCCTACTTGCTTTTGTGTACCAAGCGAGCCAAGATATGAGTACGCTTGCGCAGCATAAGCAACAACACTAGTGCCACCAAGGTTATCAAGTCCTACATTATCTACGTAACCGTCCCATGCAAGACATACATACCCATCGTACGTACCAAAAAGCGGGTTATCATTAAACACAACCCATGTCGTTGCATCCATGCCTGAAAACTGAGTCCAAGCATACGTAATTTGGTTCGCAGCTAACTGAAAATTACCAACAGGCACCGTAGTTGGTACATTGCAAATTAGCATGTTAATATCTGGCACGTAATTCAGCTGCCAGTTATTCAGTGTGCCGTACTTACTAATGAGCTCAGACAAAAGAAACTGAATCTTATCCGATGGGAAGGACAACTTCTGATCATTGACCTTAGTAGAAGCCAGCATACCTGACATTGACACAACACCTTGCGAGGTCAGGATATACAAATCACCGCCCACTTTGGCGTAGCTTCTGCGCCCAAGCACAGGGGCACCAATGTTGTATACGCCTACAAGCGCCCATGTAGCAGCATCCGCAGGATCAATACCACCGTAGACTACAGCTGTACCTGTACTGGATACTGCTACAAGATGATCTTCCGCGCCGTTACCATCATCTATGGTCCAAGTAGCCAGAAAAGCGAGATAGCCGCCTTTAACAAACTTTGGACCAAAGTCAAATTCTTCAACCACCCCGTAGATTGCATCGAGGGGCAGGTAGTACCCAGACGAACTATTTACACGTGTCACCCAAACACGACTCTGGTGAACAGTAGTTTGGGCAGCTTCAGCAGGATCTAGTCCAGACCAGGTATACGGGTCCGTGCCATTGCCAGCTATCAAGCTATGCAAACCATCTTCACTGTACAGAATACCGTCGTCTACGCCATTGAACGCCAACAGATGACTTCCTGCTGCGTTTGACATATTGGTATACTGCCAGTAGTCATTTGTCAGACCGGTCAGTATTGGTACAAGTGCATTACCGCTACTTGTTACATCCCATAGACCGCCTGTAGACCACGCAAACAGCTTTTGAGTACCTGTAACGCTACTCCATGGTGCAAGTGTACCAACTTCACCGCCTCCAGCGATACTAGCCCACTTGCGAAACCCTTTACGAATAGAAACACCGTAGGATTGTGGCCAAAAGTTATTCAGGATATAGGCGTCCGTCTCTGGCATCGTAGCCAGAGAGTCTCTTGCGTTTAGTCCCCCAACAGGTGCGGGGACCGTACTGATTTTGTTGCCTGATCCCATTACGGGTACACGTTCCAAGAGCCATCCGGAATAGACCACGGACCAATATACCCAACTGGTGCCTGTGTTCCAGAAAGCGACAACTTCTGTGCGCCAGTATCTTTGCCCGTCAAACTGGTGAAGATACGCATGAAATCGGCATTTACACCCTTGGTATCAAATGCCTTAAGCTCATAGAACTTAAACTTGACAAACTTGATAACCAGCCAAGGATTATACAGGATCGTATCCCCGTCTACCGAAACCATGTCCTTTTCGGTTATCCCATCAACTGAGAGTACCCAGTTCTTCTGGATATACTCCATAGCAAGTCGGAATGACGGGGGCGACGTGACTTCAGTCGGCGTCGGGTAGATCTTAAAAAGATTATTGGCTACGCGAAACCGTAGCCGTGGCAGTGGGGCGACAAGAGAGCCCTTAAGCCAAGCCCATTCTTGGGCAGACTTCGGACCTAGTAGCGGCCAATGGTTAGTGCGATCCCATTGGGTCTGGTCACGGAAGTAATTATAGTCATCAGGGAGTTCGTAGTCAGACTTGTTAAGCTCTGTTACGAACTCCCATTCTTTGACGAACTGCTCCCACGGATAGTAGAGCATGAGCTCATTACCCGCGGAATTGAGCAATGCCAGCAGTTGGCTAGACTGGACATCGACCAAACCAGAAAGCGTGTTTACCTTAGGGAGCCCAAGTTCCCCGGCAATTTGGTTCAGTAGATTAAGGGCTGTCCAGTATCCTACGGCCATTTTATGCCTTTACTGGCACCTTTGGTGGTGCTTTTTGCGCTTCGATCAACTGCGCAAGTTGAGCTTGCATTTGAGCAATTGTCTCGTCACGCTTTTCAAGCTCGGCTTGGAGCTTAAGCATAGGCGCTTGATCTTTTGCGGTATCCAAGTAACCTTGCGCGCGTTGCTTGAGTGCCTGAGCACCCATGAACTTCTGCGCAAGATTATCAGGCATACCAGCCAATTGCTCAACGGTATGACAATTAACCGCGTTGAGCTCCGCGATCTGTGCTGGAGTCAGCCAAACAAGCACTGACAACGGCGTACCATTTTGGAGCTCTGCAGCACCTTTCTTGAATCGCTCGTACTGCTTGGCAAACCGACGACGATAGTTGTCATCGACCAGATTAGCCGTTACATCACGAGAACCTGGCACCATGATGTGGATAACTTCCTCATCCTTGTACACAGGGCGGCCTTGTTGAATGGACTCGTACTCGCAATACGTGGGGACGACTGCGAACTTGATCATCAGACGCTTGTCAGCCTCATCCTGTTGGCCGTCTTCGAAATTCATGTCAAAATCCAAGGTGGACATTTCTGTTCCTTACTAGGTGAAACGCTGGTCAGGCGTCAAATTAGACCAGGAAAACCCACAGGAACGCACCTGCAGGAACTACCGTTGCGGGGGCAATGTACGTCTTGTACAGCCCGGTGGTCGCCGTCGCAGTGACCACACCCGTTGCAGAAACCGAGCACAACCCGTCAGCTGCAACCGTCATCGCCGAACCGCCGGTGGACACCAGTCGGGCTGCCTTACCGGTAGCCGCACCAGAGTTGCCATTGACGGTGAACCCGTTGGTGATGGCGTAGTCCGACTCTTGAACCGGATTGTACGACCACCAGCCCGTGCCGTTGACCCCGATGTAGGGACCATCGGCCTCAGGTCCCGGCGGGGGCGTTGCCGTTTGAACGTAGGCACCAATTGCGGGAATCTTGTTGGTGTTAGCCAACCCGATCATTGCTTGACCATTACCTTGACTCATGATTGCTCCTTAAGTACCAACTCCACACACTTCAAAGCGTGCTCCACGCAGAAACACATTGGTGAAGGCATCACCGCCACCAATCTCCATTATGTACCGATCTCCAAGAATTGCATCAGTAGCTGTAACCCCGAAGATCAAGAACTCAGCCAATCCTTCAGTGTTACGTCCAACAAACAACTCAGTTGTAACCCCAGTCGTGACATTATCCAGATTCCGAAGCCGCAAGAACAAGTTTCGGCTTTGGGTGGTAGTGTCAAACTCAAGATTGATGTCAAAGGTGATTTGGTAATCAGAAGCCCGATCAACCGCAATGGTTCCGTTTACCAAATCAACCGAAACAAACTTGGGTACCGCGTAAGTCAGGACCTCGTAAGGCTTGACCTGATAGTACGCCGCACCAAGATCTGGAATGGCGATCCGCGTAGTTCTACGCATCCCACCAACTGCTGCAACGACATTACCATTCCCACGCAGAGGAGTAACGGGGCCAGCCTGCTTCTTGTAGTACGGCACGTCCTTAGACGTGTCTATCACAAGCGCAGTCCCGTTACCATTCGTTGTGGCAAACAAAGACGGTGGGGGGACACCGTCCTTTAGATTTACCCAGGTATCTGGCATAATTAGAAGGGGAGCAAGGCGGACTCGAACCGCTCTTGACTATTCAGCCGCCCCAGGCGCTCCCCGAACCAATTAGGTGTTGTCCATCCGGCCTTGGAACTGCAGACCAGACGAGGTCAGGTTACCGGCCCAGGCCAGGATCTGCACAGCGGCGTCCTGGTTGACCGAATAACGTTGACCCGGGGACAGCGGCACCATGTTGCGCTGCGCATGCGGGCGGTAGAACAGGTACTTCGTGTTGAGGAAGTACGCGCTCGTTGCAGGCACGGCCGACGGCGTGGTACCAGCGGCCCCCGTCGTCGTCCAGTTGATCTGCATACCACCGTCGAGCACCACGTCAGCGTCCATGTACTTGACAGACACGAAACCGAGCTTGGCGGTATCCGTACCAGTAAAGCGCTGGATCGCTTGCAGCGACTGCATGTAGAACGCCCACGTGATGTTGTCAACCATGATAAGGTCAGGACGATCGTTGCCACGAACGAGGCTGGCCCACAGACGGTTGAAGTACGTCTGGACGTTGGTCGCCGACATGGCCGCGCCGCCCGTCGTGGTGCAGCGAAAGTACTGGTTGCGCCAGAACAGCCACGTGGCACGATCGATACCACCAACGACTCCCGTCGTGGGCGTGGTCGACACTTGCTTCAGCAGACCATCGATCTGCTTACCAGACGCCGCAGAACCGTCGCTGTACAAGCCCGAAGAAATCAGGTTGGCCATCGAAGATTCGGCAACATCCATGCGCGCATCGAGCAGGTCGATGATGCGTTCCTTGCCAGCATTTTGCAGCTGTTCCAAGCCGCTGATGGTGACGGGGCAGGCAGCTTGCTTGATGGTGTACTCAGCCGAGCTGATGACGTCCTGCGCTGCGATCGGCAGGGCTTCGTAGCCCGAGTACCATCCGGCGTTGCCATTGGACGCGAACGAGAGTTCTTGGAAGATGACATTACCGCCAGAGAACGTCTTGATGTTGCCGCGTTGCTTCAGCTTCATCAGTAGCGCGTTGTTGGAGGTAACGTTATCCGCGATAACGCCAGTACGAGACTGGATCGTGGTAGCGATGACGTCACTGATGGACGAATTTGGGAAGGCCATGATTAATCCTCATGAGTTGGCTTAGGCCAAGATGACTGGTACGGTTGGAAGACAGGGTAGCTTCCAGGCTGTGGTGCTGGCTGCGGACCAGGCGGTTTCACGAACGGGAAGCGCGCGGAACCAAGGATGCGGCGGACAAGCAGTAACATTATCGACCTTCCCAGGATGCAAATGCGGCTTCAAGCTGAGCGCGTCGGTCCGTAGACTTTGGTGCTCCAGAGGTTGAACTACCAGGGGTACCGCTAACTGAGGAGGATGCCCTAAGAGCACGCTGAGCTCGGCTATTCGCCTGGGCTGCCTGCTTAACTTGGGTAGCTACCGAGTTAGTTTCCGCGACCTGTTTGCTAAGGACTGGATCCATCGCTACAGCCATATTGTACGCCGTCGGCAAATCTATCGTTTGCCCTTTTCGCGCCCTCAGTTCAATTAAATCGGCCATTGCTTCACGCACCTCTTCAAAATGCGGAAACGCTGGATCTTCAGTCATTTGCTGGATCGTTTGTGCCAGTTGCTGCTGAGTCTGTTGTGCTTGCTGTTGCTCGCGCTGTTGCTGTTGAGAGATGTACTGCTGGAATGGCGTGAGACGCTCTTGCAAAAGCTTCTCAACACGACTTTCTACAGGATCTGCGGGGGCAGAACCGGCCAAAGCAGCATCAAGCTCATGGATGTCAACTTCGTATTCCTTGATAAGCTTCGCAAGGTAATGCGCCTTTGCAACCTTCGGCCCAGTCGCAAGCAGGTTATCCGCAGCAAGCAAGTTCGCAATGGCCTTGACTGGATCTCCAACTTGTGAGATCCGTGCCATGTAAGGTTGTACTGCTTGTTGAAACTGCGTAGTAAACTGTCGAACTTGCGCAGTCTCGTTCAATACTCGTGTGGTCTCATGCTCACGACGTAGCACTTCTTGACGAATCTCAGGATCGAGCGATGCCCACTTTGCTTTTTGAGCTGGTTTCCAAGCCTGTGGTGCGCGATCCAAATTAAGTGGCTTGCCCTTATTTTGGTCATCTGTCGCAGCTTCTGCTTCAGGCTTAGTCGTTTCAACAGCCGTCGTTTCAGAAGCTGCGACGGCCGATTGTGGCTCCTTTTCGGCAACTTTTTCGGCCGTCGTTTCGGCTGCGGGCTCGACAGTTTCGATAGGTTCTGCTGTGGTAATTTGCTCAACAGCTTCGTTTACAGTTTGTCCTTGTTCCGCTGCATCAAACGCGGCTTCCAACGTGGCCTTTCGGTCGTCGTCCATCAGTTCACCTATAGTGTTTGTTGACTTGATTGATGATCAGTTGCTTTCGATGTTGATCGGAAGCACGCTTTTGCTCGGGCGTTCTCATGTCCGAGTTAGCAGTCAAAGGTTTTAGGCCTTTGAGATCTGCATTTGGTACCACATCATGACGAGCACAATGGTCGCGCATGCCAGCACGGCCTGAGTAGAGCTTCCCGTCGATGGGGGAGACGAAATCCGGCAGATCTGGCATAATGGTAACACCAGACCCGAATGTCTCTGGTCGAGTACCCTTTATGTAGGGCTCACCACGTTCGGGGTATACCCAAGTTTCACGTACTGCCATTTAGAAGCTCCTTGTAAGCATATTTACCAGACTTAACATGCGAAAGCCACGACTGGGACATTCCAAACTTATCAGCTAAGCGTGCCAACGACTCAGTCGTCGTCATTATCTCGTGCAATTGCTGCGGACTGAGCTTGCGTCTCGAGCGTTGCTTGATTTTGGGCATCTTGAGCTTCCAGTTTGAGTTCAGTCTGGCTTTGCGCGCTTTGCAGCTTCAGCTGTTCCATCAACATGGTGAACTTGAACTCCATTTGCTGCTGTTGCATATCAAGTGCAAGGCGCTGTTTCTCCATTTCCAGCTGCATCTGAAGACGCTGTTGCTCGAGTGCCATCTCCATTTGGGCCTGTTGCATCTCCAGTTGATGCTTCTGTTGATCCTGTTGCATCTCCATCTGCATCTTCTGCTGGTCGTTCTGCTGCTCAACCTGCAGTTTCTGCATCTCTGCCTGCGCTTTTTGCTCTTCAGGCGAAGGTTGCGGCGGCGGGGGCGGTTGCATGGCCATTTGCTCGAGCGCGGACAGCTCCTTATCAAGCATACCCTCGATCTCGTCGGCGTTCTTGAAACCTGCGATAGCCCACTTCATCATTGTGAGCAGCAATGGGGCTGATTTTGGCGCTTGTTGGAGCATCGGGACCATGTTTTGCATGAACTTGCTGACCGAGGTCATCATATCCATGCGATCTTGCTTCTCCATGGCGTAATCTGCTTGCGCCAAGGTATCTGCATTGATGGTAATACGCCATTCAAAGCCTTCTTCTGAGTCAAGAAGCTCCATGGCTGGGCCGATGTACTGGTCGTTGCCCGTCGCAAAGATATTCGACTTCTTCAGTAGGATCTCAGGGTCAAAGTGCTTGACCATAAGTTCCGCCTTGATCCGCATGATGTCAGCCGCAAAACGCGCAACCTCGTCCTGGAGTTTCTTGATACGAACAGAAGCGAACTGGGCTTTGATTTGCTGGGCCCCGAGGGTCTCAGACGCCTTCGAGGCGCCACGAACAATATCCGCAATTCCAGTAAGTTCATAAATCTGGCCCTTGATGACTTCACGAGCCATGTTGAGTTGTTGAAGCGCCTGAACAATCGATTCAAGGGGCAGCCAGTCGATTGTGCCCTTCAAACCACCTTTCTCGGCGAACATTGCCCAATCGTCTACGGGAATAAGCTGGTTATCGAATCCTTCAGTGAGCATCCGAGAAACACCAATAGCAGACTTGTCATAGACACCCACGACCTTACAGGCCTGAACAAGCATGCTAATTCGGTTATTAACATTATCCAGTTCCTGGTACTGATCCTGAATCATGTAGTAATCAGGACGTGGCACCGTGTTCGATGTCGAGATGTTAGCCAGCATCGGCTTCGGGCATGGTTCGAAGCCAAGTAAGTTGAGAAAGTCGTCTTGCTCGTCAAGCATGACGGTCATGCCCTTACTGTACCAGAAGACTTTACGTGTAGTCCGGTCCCAGATCTCGTACACAACTGCTTTCTTTAGCACATCCTCGCGCGGCGTGCTTGCTTGGATATTCTCGTTAAGCGTAGTTACCGTAAAGTTAAGTGGGCAAGCATTGCCCTTCTCTTCACCGAATCGCTCGATGAGTTCTTCACGTGTCATATACACTTTGCGGGCCACCCAGCGACGCTCCTCCCAAACACGGCAAGGACTCCAGAGAAAATCGCTCCAGAAAATGTAGTCAACGACCACGCGCTGGTCAGTAACCTTCTTCAGCGGCTCTTCTTCAGTATCATTGCCTGGGGTGGGCGGGACTGAAATCTCTTCGGTATCCGTCTCGAGCCGCAACCATGCTTGGGCGAGACCGGGTACAAGTCTGTCCTGGACACAGTGCCGCATAACTGCGTCGAAGTTGTCACAGGGGTCGTCCAAATCTTGACTGATGTTTCGTTGGATGATGATCGCAGCGACTCGTGCAACATCATCGTTATAGTCAAGATATTTCCTTGATACAGCTGGCTTCGGTAGTTGGGCATACAATGCTGACTCAAGGATTTGCGTGTTGGCGTAAAAGATGTTAAACCACTTGAAGTTACCTTCAAGTGCATCGCGCTCGTCCAAGAACTTGCGTGTGACTACTCGCGCGCGCTCATGAAACTTACGCAGCTCTTTCGCAGCAGCCTCGATTTCACCACCCCACAGCTCGACTGACGTCAATTCACTGGGGTTCTCGATAGTAGCAGTAGTTTGTGTCATGCGATTCTCCGAACTTGTTTCATCCGAGCTTCATTATCTTCGAACAAGTTAATCAGATTGAACTCATTCGCAATCTCAGACTTAAGATCAGCTCTAGGATTTGATTTGAAGCCCATTACTCCAGCTGCTAATGCAACATACCGAAGACAGTCGCAGTAGTCAGAAGCCCAATCATGCAGTGGCGCATCGGCGAAAATGAGTTTATTGTCATCCCACTGCCGCCGGTACGCCTTCATTGCCTCTACGAGGTCCCCAGTTGTCTGCTCATCTACGTACAACCGGGTAAAAATACGCCTAACAGCTGAAATCCCGTCTCTAACCTTATGCGCCGGAACTATACGGGGCCGAATATCCTCTTTCAGGAACTGTTCGACGATGCTCCGCCCGGTTTGAAGATTCTTAGCTCGCGCATCATGCGGGAGCCAAACCTCACCGAGCTCACCACGGAACTGGTGGAGCTTCTCGATATGATGGAAGATGTCAGTACCGGTAGTTGCCTCACATGCAACGAGTCGAATCGTGCCGTCTTTGCCTATTTGAAAGAAGATGCAAACAGTTGCGTCAGTAAATCCAAGATCGAAGGCAGCGTGAGTGGGGAGGTTAGCATCGTAAAGTCCAGAAGAAACAAGCCTACCTTCCGCGAACATTGTGTTAACTTCATCCGCATAGATAGCTCCCTTGAGCGCGGAATCAAAAGAACACTCGTATTCTTGTGCGTACTCCTCGGGATCCATGTCCCTACGAAGCGCTTCGAGCTCAGACTGTGGTATGATGCCCGACGTCGACGCTTTCAGAGTCAGCGAATACCAATCAGCAGGATTCTTCCTTGCAGTCTCTGTTACATCATAGAATAGGTTTTTCCCGCGCGGGGTGGACGCGAAGATTGCCCAGCCATTTCTGTCTGATAACGCGGGGCGAATAACTTGTGAGAAAACGGACGGCTTGAATAGGGCGTACTCATCTGGTACACAACCATCAAGATACATACCCCGGAGGGAATCGGCGTTATCCGCTCCCAGAACATATATGGTGGCATCATTTTTCAGTGTTACCTTAAGTTCAGCTTCTTGGGGCGGCTTGGACAGATATGGTTCTGCAAAATCCTTAAGGTAAGTCCAGGCGACTCGCTTCGCTTGCGAATAAGTAGGTCCAACATACGCAAGCTGTGGCTTATGGAGCCGACATTCCAGACCCCCGAAGATGAGGTCGTTAACGAGGGCCACCGTCTTACCAGCTCGTCGATGCGTATTGATGACTGCAAAGCGCTGTTTCCTATTATGGAGGGGGAGAAACTGCTCCCGCGGCTTGTACGCGAGGGCCATTACTTCAATTTCTGGAGCATGTACGCCAGAGCTGCCTTCGGATCAGCGTCTAGTTTAAGCGCGTTGCCCAAATGCCAAGCTACATCATCTGGCACAAGCATCTTAGTGTCTTTACGTGGGTATATTCCAGCATTCAAATCATACGTGGGGGCGAAATGACGTGATACCGAATCACGGTTCCGATGGGCATCGGCTTCTGCCAGACGTTCACCGGCGGAATACGCCCACGGATCACGCTTAGTCATAGCTTGCGTAATACCCACGTCTTCAATGTGCTTTGCCAGAAGTCCTACGTCTGCAGTAGTAGCAGCTTTTCTAAGTTCCTGCGCCACGAGCGCCGGTACTAGCATATGACTGGGGTCCAAAGGCTCACCAACGTAGCCAATAGACCCGAGTTGATTTGCATGCGCGTTTATCGCATGATTCAATTCGTGGGGGAGAACACGCGCGTACTCTTTGTTTGCTTTCGGGCTTATGTAAATCCGACCAGCTGGGCCCTCATAATGCGCGTATACACCTGCTGAGTTAGCCTTCTTAGGGTGCAGTGCTTCTACCACCTCAGTTTTTAGCAATTGCGGAAACTTATCAAACAACGTGGGGTTATCAACAAAGTTATCTAGCGTTTTAGGCGAATCTGACAGCTTCGAAAGGTCAATTGACCTACTCGGCGCTTCCATGCCCCAACGTACCTGATTAGCACCAGCTGTAGGATTGTCAGTTATTTGGCCTGGATACTTGAACAGTCGCGTTTGTTCCCAAATATCTTGCGCATTACCACCGAGCTTTTTAAGCTTCTCGGCCCTCGTTACCGCATCAAGGTCCGCGTACCGTAGCAAGGCGGGGAGCAGCATCGCGCCTTTAGCGGCAGCCGCTCCCGTCGACAGCGGGTCCATCAAACTACCAACAGTTTCTCCAACCACTTGAGCCCCGCCCGGTTTCACTTTCCGAGTAAGCCCCTTCTCTTCCATCCAGTCAGAACCACCTACCGGCTTATCGACGGGGAGGCCACCCTTCCGGAGGAGCCATGCGATAAGGTCAACTGGTCCACTGACGCCACTGGCAATAGCGTTACTGACAGACTGGTCTAGGTCGTTAGTCGCCATTACTTACTGCCTTTATGGGGAGAACGTCTGAGATGTCGGAATCAAGCGCGCCTTCCTTGTACGCCAGACGATCCCTGGTCAACCATGGAACGTCGATTACAATCTTATCCTGCTTGGTATCTTGCGCACTGGCAGGAAGAAGTTTCGAGATCGCTTGGACAAAGACTCGACGATTGGCTTCGGACTCGAGTGCAAACTCGACAAGGAAGTTCACACCACCGAGCTGGTCAAAGGCATCGCGGAACAACTCACGCAGTTGCCGATTGACTTTGATGGGGCCGACGTCTTCAGTAAGTGGGGTGACCCGCAACTGAGGCTTCGACGGTGGGGAGGGAATAAGGCTCATGGCAGCTTCATTATAGCGGGGAGGATCAGCCTTTGTTTACCACTGTTACGATTCGTTACGATTTTGGTGGTATGCATATATTGGTAACCACGATTTGAGAAAAAGTGTATATGGATTTGAGGACGATGGACTTAGTGCTTTGGGCGATGTGCGATGGGCGATGTGTTACCAATGACGGATTTTGTAATTGGCTGGACGTACTGGTGCCGAGCGCAGCGAGGCCGCCCCCACCGCCCTGCGAAATCCAACTTCGCCTCGCAAAACCGTAACAAATGCAACATGCGTAACAAACGCAACACGCGTAACACGCGTAACGCATTGCAACAAACGCAACGAGTAAAACAGTCGGGTATAACATGTGGTATAATCAACGAATGTAACAACATGCAACAACCTGTAACGAGTGTAACGAGTGCAACAAATGTAAAAAGCGTTTTTGTCGACTATTATTCGTGGCATAATATCTCTACGTTGTGAATAAATCAAATTAAGTCTAATTTGATAGTAACAGCGTATTAGGAGTAAGTACTGTGAACATCGGGCAATTCATCACGTGGATGATTCTCAACACGACCAAGAGCAACTCTGAAATCTTGGAGGCTGTGAAGGCCAAGTTCGAGGGCTGCAAGACCAGTCCGGCATGCGTGGCTTGGTACAAGACCAAGCTGCGCAAGCAAGGCCTCATCGAGAAGACGGGGAGCAAGTTCAAGCTCGACATGAGCGAGGAAGAGCTGCTGGCCGAGTTCGGTAGCGAAGAGTAAAGCACGAAGCGCGAGGTCGAAAGGCCTCGCGCAGCACGCTATGAACTGGCAGCTTGGTATACTCGTGTTCTTCGTGGTTTACGCAGTCCTGATGGACTGACGATGGGGCCGGAATAAAATCCGGCCCTTTTTATTTTGCCCATCGCCCAATGCGCCAAGCGCTTCGCCCAGAGCCCCAAAAATCGCGCTTGAAGCCCCAAAAATCTCGCCCAGAGCGCTATGCTCGTTGTGCCTAGCCCTCAGTTCGAATTATGTTTTCAATCGGGTAAACAAAAGGAAGCATTTCGCGCTAGCACACTGTGCTCGTTGTGCTCAGTTTAATTTTGTGGTAAACAAAAGGAAGCACTTCGCGCTATGCACTTCCGTTTTATGGGGGCGAAATCGGCCTTTTTTAGCATTAAAAACAACTCTGTGTCGTACGACGTTCGTTCGTTCGATCGAAAATCGAAGCCGAACTTTATATATATATATATGGGTAAATTCAATAATATATTAATAATTAAATAATCACACACACACGTTCGTATTAACGTATTACATTTCTTTATACATATCTTTATACCGCTGCGCGAGATTTCGCCCCACCAGAAGTTAGCACATAGCACTAAGCACATAGCAGTTAGCACATAGCACTAAGCACATAGCACAAGATTCGCCCCCACCAAACAGTTAGCACAATGTGCCCCGATCAAAAAGAAACAGAATGTAACAGTAATTCTCTCGGTTATCTTTTTGCGTTATAATTAGTAACCACGCGAAAATAGTTTCCGTGGAACTAGGAGCATGGAATGAAGCAAGTAGAGTATCGAATCAATCGACTGGCCCCACGATGCTACGGTGTGGAAGTCGTTTGGGGTCTTTTGGACGTCATGCGTCTTTACGCTGGCAAGACCTGGCCCACAATGGGCGACGCGCGTAGAGCTGCCCAAAAGCACGCTTCGGATCAGGCTGTCTCCCCCATGATTGTGAGAGGTCGGTAATTGAACGCATTGGGTTTGATCGCAGTAATACTGTGTGCCATTACGGTCGCAGTCGGAGCACTCATATTTCTTGTGGGTGCAGTCATGAAGGTAGTTGCAATTTTGAATGGAGATGACTATGAAGACGATAACCGCTAAACTCTCGGTGTGGTGGACGAACCCTGAGAGCTCTTCGGAGCCCTACTTGCATACCACGAGCGACACTGTGGACATGACAGACGAAGGCTGGATTCGCGTAGCAACGCACAAGGCGCGATTCGAGATTGAGATACCCACGCGGAAGGAGATCGCCCCCGTCTTTATGGCAGCGATTGACAAGAAGGTCGATGCGCTATACGCATCGATCGAGGACCAGGTTCAAAAGCTGCGTGGTTTGAAGTACAACTTCTTGGCGCTTGAACACGAAGAGCACGAAGAGCACGAAGAGCTGGACGAGTAGGCAATAGCTAGCATGTCCTCCCCACAATGAGGGCATGCAGCTGGTGCTTAATACCAGTATAAGGAATATGATGCAAAAAGCAATGTCTGACTTCTTCAAGTTCGATTTGAAGGCACCTCTTCACAATAACGTCTGGTCATGGGGAGCTGTATCTGAAGATGGCACACGCCAAGCGCTTCGGGTGTGGGCGCATGATACAAAGCGAATCAATGGTGCCTGGTGGGTATCCATTGACTACCTTGTCGTACCAAAAGGTAAGGTATCAAATGGAATTCCAGAACGCAAGGAACACGTTAAAGCTTTGCGTGCTGGACGACCGACTGTAGGTGTTATTGTTACGGCAAGAAAACCTGACATCGGAGACGAAACCAAAAGTGTAAAGCACTATGACAGTGATAGGCTCATGGTCATAACCAATGAGTTCATGGAGATTGACAACGACTTGTTCGCGCGAATCGACAAGTACATCAAAGTCAACGAGTTTGCTTCGTTGTAATAAAACTAAGGAACATGAAGTGAGACGATTTCAAACAAGCTATGCAGGTCTCTGGAGTGGCTATTGCAAGACGCGCGAGAACGCGATTGTTGCTGCTACTCGGCACTTGGTGAACGATGGTTACAGTCGGGCGACGATCACAGACCGTGAAACGGGGGAGGACGTCGTGAGATTGTCTCTGTCCGCAGACCGGAAACGCGCTACCATCACATTGGTCGAGCCCCTCCAGAATCGCGTTGGCAAGTGAAACAAGGTGTAACGCAGGTAAACGAAAGGCCGAATGCTGCGATATAATTACACCTGTGCAGTGCAATGCTGCACTAGCTCCTTGATGGCTGGTAACCATCCGCGAAGTACAAAGCCCTAGGCCTTACCAGCCTAGGGTTTCGCGTCTAGGGGCTACACTAAGGAGCTGTATGGCAGCCTTGCCACAACTTTCACTGATTGCGCCTTCCCCGTCACAAGACGAGCTTAGCGTTAAGTTCATGCACGAGGACCTAGCGCGATCAGGTCTGACTCCTGAAGATGTCCAAGCGTATCCGATAAGTTCTGTGCGCTATGATGGTGCCGGAGCGTATGTCTTGCCATATCGCTCCCCGCTCATGTACCGGATCAGGATAGATCGTGCCACTAACAAGTACATCCAACCAAAAGGCATTCGGGACATTTGGTGGCCGCATCAGCGAGATCCACGAACTAACAAAGACGATGTTCTTTTCATCATTGAAGGTGAGAAGAAGGCAGCTCGGTTTCATAAGCGGTGGCCCAATACTTCTGTAGTAGGTATCGGTGGCGCGTGGAATGGCCTTGAGCAGCTAGCCGATGGCACTCGACGGTTGCTGTCGAATCTTCAGCAGTGTCTGGCCCCGGAGATGCGCGTGATCGCGATCTTTGATGGGGACATTGTTAGCAAGCCGAATATCCAGATGGCTGCAACTGCGCTCAAGCATGCCATTAAAGCTTTCTCGTGTGAGCTCGAGGTCTTTCGAGTTCCTGAAGGCAAAGGTGTTGACGATTGGCTTGAGGCAGATACCGCAGCCACGCTTACCGACTTGATCGGCATACCCTTCGAGCAGCTTGAGGAATCGAAAAAGCAGCTGTACAAGACACTTGGTTGCAGTCTCAACGAGGATAAGCTGATACTTAATGAGATCAACGCAAGCAAGATCCTGAAATACTACTTCGATGGGCGTGTTTACACAGACAAACGCTTGGGCATTATCAAAGACGGGGAGCTATCGGACCCGCAGGATCTCGAGTTTTCTTGCATAGCATACATGCAAGATGAGATCAGTAGTTATTACAAGCATCACCAGATTCGTACTGGTATGCAGATGGCGCTAAGCGTTCGACGCGATCTAGTGCAAGAGAAGATCCAAGCACTTGAGTGGGATGGCACAGAGCGCTTAGCACATTGGGGTAGTCAGTACTTAGAGTCTGCCTTCCCCGCGTTTGCGGACGACTGGGGTCGTATTCTCATGACAAGCATGGGACTTCGAATCCTACGGCCAGGTACTAAGTGTGACTTCGCTTGCATTCTTATCGGTCCCCAGGGAATTGGAAAGTCCTCTTTCTTTGAAGACCTAAGCAAGTTCGATGGGCACCAGTTTTACTACGCAGTGACTGACGTCTCTGGAAATGCTGGTGACAGTAACCGGACACAAGGTCAGATGTTCACAAAGTCCGTGGTTGTTGACCTAGCAGAAGGCGTGATCTTCGAAACTAAGAAAGCAACTATGGATCGGGTTAAGCAGATGCTTACCCAGACGCATGATGAATATCGAGTGGCTTATTCAAAAGTTCCTACTATTGAGCCTCGTGGCTATGTGTTTGTGGGAACTACCAACAGAACAGACCAGCTTGGTGACCAGACTGGTAGTCGTCGTTTTCTTAATCTTGAAGTTAGCAGAATAACTCGGCTGCCTTATGCTGAGAAGCTTCAGATACTAGCAGAAGTGAGGCACAAAGAAGCCGAGATTCGTGCTAGCGAGTGGTACAAGCTACAAGTGACTTTGGATCAAGCTCCGCAGCAACTTCGAGATGAGCATAGACATATCACGAATGTGCAAGAGCTTATCAATGCGCAGTATCACAGAGCTGATACTATTAGTGAGTTGCTTGTCAATTTGCTTGAAGCTGCGGATACCGCGAAGCTTAGGGATACTGATGAGTTGTACATTACTGCGGGGTATCTAGCCGCGCGTCTTGGTGAGGACTCCTCCCGTGACAAGAACATGTGTGCTCGTATGCTCTCAGCTGCGGCATCGTCCCCCACCTTCCCGTTTAAGCTAGTAAATCAACGTAAGAGACTCCCACAACTTATCATGACGGAGGGCCAACGATACAGCTACACACAAGGTATTAACAACGATCAACTCATGATCAACGGCTACATTGCCACCAAAAAGGAAAACGCATGAAAGACTTTAGACCACTGCTGTCAGCCACGTTGGAGGATCCTCTGCGACTGACGTTTCCTATAATGGTTAGTCCGAAGCTCGATGGGCTACGTTGCATTATTAGGGACGGCGTGGCACTTAGCAGGAACCTCAAGCCGTTCCGCAATAAGTTCGTGCAAGATCAACTGGCTGGCCTCCCCACCGGTTTGGACGGCGAACTAATAGTGGGGGCGCCCAATAAGGGCAACGTACTAGGACGTACGCAGTCTGGAATCATGTCGACGGAGGGTGAACCTGAGTTTACATTCCACGTGTTTGATAACTTTGACCAACCGAATCGTGCCTTCAAAGCACGGCATTGGTCTTTGTACGACGTGAGGCACCACCGGATTTCTGTTGTCCCTCACTTTGACGTGCATGGGTACGAGCAGTTTCTGCAGCTTGAGCAAGACACTGTTGACCTGGGCTACGAAGGAGTCATGATTAGGAGTGTTCATGGACAATACAAGTTCGGACGTGCAACTCATAATGACCAGATTCTTTGGAAGTTTAAGCGATTTAGCGACGGAGAAGCACTTGTCACAGGTCTCGAAGAGGGTGTGTCTAATCATAACCCTCAGACAGTTGATGCCCTTGGACATAGCAAACGCTCTCATTCACAAGATGGCATGGTTAACGCAGGACGAGTGGGCACAATCCTTGCTACAAATGTCACTACTGGACAGCAACTCCGAGTATCCCCAGGAGAGATGACCGCTGAAGATCGGATCCACTATTGGAACAACCCCTCTGAACTGGTGGGGAAGACCATTACGATCAAGTGGTTTGAATACGGCATTAAAGACCAGCCGAGATTCTGCACCTTCAAGTCGCTCTACAAGGTGTAACAGTGTGTAACAAGCGTTTACACGGAGACGTTGGAAGCGCTATAATTACATCGTAAGCACAATCCCGTGCTTACAAACAAGGAACTACGATGCAACTGAATGAACTAGGTTTAGGTATCGATGCTCTGTATGCCCTTCGTGAGAAGCGGCTGAACATCGAAAAGCAAGTCAAGGAGTTGAAGGCGCAAGAGTACGAGCTGCGCAACGAGATTCTTCTTGCACTTGGCGAAAGCGGTCTGGCCAAAGCTTCTGGTCAAATGGCAACTGCAAGCGTGCGTACCAGCGAGATTCCTGTTGTTACAGACTGGGACGAAGTGTATACGTACATCGCAGAGCATGATCGCTTTGACCTCATGCAAAAGCGTATCAGCACCATTGCATGGCGTGATCTCAAAGAATCTGGAACGCTTGTTCCTGGTACCGAGTCCATCGAAGATGTGGACATTTCATTGACGAAGAGCACACGAGGCTAGAATGAGCAAGTTTGTATATAGGGCTATAGGATACTTTGATGAGCAAGATCGCCCAGTCATTTGTAAAATGACTGATTCAAAAATTGAATACTGCAACATAAGCGGTTTTACAATATTGTACATTAAGGAGTACGCAAAATGAGCAACGAACTCGAAAGCATGGACGTTATCAAGAAACGTCTCGAGGAACAACTGGAGCGGCAGCGCGAGGCATCTAATGCCATGCGTACGTCGGGAAGCTACGTCAGCTTCAAGAATGCCAATCTGAAGATCGATGGGCAGCCGATTCCGAACAACATGGCCGATGTCCGTGTCCTCGCGGCAGTAAGCGAGCGTGCATGGTACGACGGCCCGTTCGACGCCGATCAGACTCAAGTGCCGGCATGCTACAGCTTGGACAGCGACGGTCCCCACGACGACGCGCGAGATCCTCAGGCTGAGTTCTGCGCGGATTGCCCCAAGAATAAGTGGGGTTCGGCACCACCGCGTCCTGGTAGTACGGTTCCAGGCAAAGGCAAGGCCTGTCGTGAGGGCGCTCGTGTCATCATCGTCCCCGCGAATGTGCCTTTGAAGTCGGCGCCAATGTCGATTGCCAAGATTCCTGTGACGAGTTTGTCTACGGTGACGAACTTCACGGATCGCTGCAGTGCCTCTGGCAAGTTGACGGGGGAATTCGTTGCTACCTTGTCCGTGGTCGAAGACAAGAAGAGCTTTTTCAAGGTGCATCTGACCATGAAGGAATACACCGACAGTCTGGACCAGTTGCTTCTGCTGAACAAGCAAGAAGAAGCGTACCAACTGGCGATGCAGCCGTATCCCACGTTTGACTGAGTTCCTCTCCCGCGGCTGACTTCGCAGTCTGCCAAAGCCGCGGGGTTTACCCTAGCTGTAAAAGGCTAGGGTCTTTTTTCAAGTGTTCATGGTGAGCACTTGATAAAGGAGAAATATGCAGACGTTTTTGCCATACCCGGATTTCCGGCAGAGCGCACAAGCTCTAGACTATCGCCGTCTAGGCAAGCAGCGCGTAGAAGTCAAGCAGTTACTATTGGCGCTGGGT